ATAGCCAAACCTATCAATAGTACTACACTAAACTATGGTTTAGTTGCTGAATCTCAAGACGTGACTCCAAGCGAGTTAACAGCTACATATGCAGATAGTAGCACTCGTTTAGGTGCAGAGATATTCAATTTTTCTAAGAGTCTAAGTGCTGGTCACTTTATTAATGATGGAACTACCACTGATGATGAATCAGTTACAATGACTGAAGTCGGCTATACTGCTGATTTGGGTAGAACTCTTCCTGTTTTAGATGTTTCAAAGTTACTGTATAATACAACTTTTAATTATGATAACGTATTAGACAACAATACAACCATCATCTCAGAAGATGATTATGGTGGAACACTTGGTGTTAGACTTGGTCTTTCAGTAATTAATAGTGATAAGGTTTTGAGTTCTGGTCATTATTTGGCGAATGGAACATCTACAGACGCAGAAACTGCTACGATGGTAGATACTGATGCCACAAACGAAACTGACCTAAATAGAACAACACCTGCATTTGCTTTAACAACGACCCTAAATAGTCAGTACTATATTGTCGGAACTGGAACATACGCAGGAGATGATAATATTACATTACCAACTTCTGGTGAATCTGGGGTATTAGACCTTAATCCATACGCTGCAGGAGATTACTTCTTACATGATGGTGGATTATATGTAGGTGTCCCATACGTATCTGGACAAGCATATGGATACCAGACCTTTACAGGTGCTGGTGTTTAAACAAATTACTCAATAGGAGATTTTTATGAATATAACTGAACATGATATCAAAGCCATCGGTCAAGTAGAGATTGTAGTTACTGGACAAGATGGTAAAATTAAAGACACTCGTAGCGTAAAAAATCTTGTTATGACTGTTGGTAAAGCATACATCGCTCAGCGTATGACTGCTGGTACTACACAGATTATGAATACAATGGCTATTGGCGTTGGAACCACAACTCCAGCAGCTACTCAAACAGCTTTGATTTCTGAAGCTGGTCGTGTAGCTACTTCTTCCTTCTCATCTGGTGGTACTTCTGGTAACGAAGTTACTGCTACTGCAACTTTCCCAGCTGGTACTGGTACTGGTTCTATCACTGAAGCAGGTATTTTCAACCCAGCTACAGCAGGTGGTGCTGGTGGAACTATGATGTGTCGTACAACATTCCCAGTTGTTAGTAAGGCAGCTGGTGACTCTATCGCTGTTACTTGGAAAGTTACTGTATCCTAAAATTGGAAATCTAAATGGCATCACTACTGAAATCACCATTACACAACTCTATCGCTGAGGGGTTGTATAATGAACTTCAGAATCGTACATCACGATACTATTATTTCTTAGGAAAAACTCTTTCTTGGCAGGATTCGGATACTCCTCCGCTGCCTATTGATAGTTTTGACTATGAGTTGCAAACACGCAACGAAATAATTACAATGAAGGAGATTAAGTCCACAGACGTGGCTTTCGTCATTCAGCGTAGAGATTGGGCTTCTGGCACAATTTATGATATGTATGACGATCAGTATAGTGATGAGCTGCAGGGCATCAACCTAATTTCTGGTGGTTATGGTTACTCAGACACTCCTACTGTAGTTATTAGCGGTGGTGGCGGTACTGGTGCAGCTGCGACAGCTGAATTGACAGATGGATTCGTTACAGGTATAACTTTAACTTCTCGTGGTAGAGGATATACTTCTGTTCCAACAGTTACAATTTTAGGTGGTGGTGGTGAAGGTGCTACTGCAACTGGAGTTATTTGTAAAGCATACTCTGGCGTTCAACGATTAGAAGATACCAACTGTTATGTATTGACAGATGAGTATAATGTATACAAATGTCTAGACAATAACAATAATGCGGTTTCTACATACAAGCCAATCGGTACTGTTGTAGATCCAGTTATTATGCCAGACGGATACATGTGGAAATATTTGTATAGTATTCCAATCGCTTTACGTAATAAATTCTTGACTGATGTCTACATGCCTATCGTTAACGCATTGAGATCTCAGTTTTATTCTGATGGTGAAATTCTTAACGTAGTTGTTGAAAACTCAGGACAGAATTATACCACAGCCAGCATTTCTGTTTCTGGTGACGGATATCGAGCATCTGATCCACTATTGTTAACCAACGTAAACGTAACTAATGGTGGTTCTGGTTATGTTAATGGTGCTACTTGCCTTATGTCTCCTCCATTCAATGGAGCGAACACTTGGGTTCCAAACGTCGGTATTCTTCTTGGCCAAACAGTAGAGTATAACAACAATCTTTATATCGCAACTGTAACAGGCACAACTGCTACACCTGCTCCTACCCACAAATCAGGTATTGTTGCAAATGGAACTGCTGCTTTAAAGTATATTGGTTCTAGAGTAACAGGAACACCAGTTACTAGTGGTGGTGTTGTTACTGGTGTTACTCTCAATGGTAGCATTTACGATATTACAATGGCCACAGCAGGTTCTGGGTATACTTCTGCTCCTGCGGTGACTTTAATCGGTGGTGGTGGAACTGGATTTGTTGGTTCTGCAATTATGAATGGTACATCTGTACAGAGAGTATACATAACTAACTCTGGTGATAACTTTACTTCCATTCCAACTGTAAGATTCGGAACGCTATTTACTAATAATACTGCATATACAGTAGGACAACAGGTTTACTATTCAACTCGTCTTTACACTGTAACAACTGCAGGTACAAGTAGTTCTTCTACAAACCCAACTCATACAAGTGGCGCAGCATCCAACGGCACATGTATTTTGACATATGCTGGAACTCCAGCAACTGGAACTGCCAACCTTAAGTATGGTTCTGGTTATTCTTCACTACCATCAATTTCTTTCTCTCCTGTTAATGGTGGAGCAGGTGCTACTGGATACTTTGCTGGTACAAAATCTGAAGCCAAACTAATTCCAATATTGAATAATGGTCAGATCTATGGTGTTCAGATCGATGATGGTGGTGTTGGTTATACATATGCAAACTTAACTGTGACTGGTGATGGAACGCTTGCAACTTTGACTGCGGATTTGTCTCCAGGTGATATTAATACTTTGCAGGCAAACACCGAACTATTGACACCTGATGGACGTATTATGGCTTATCCAATTATCTCTGGTGGATATGGATATGGTTCTGCACCGACTGTTACTATAACTGGTGATGGTACTGGAGCGTCTGCAGTAGCAGTTGTTCAAAATGGTGCTGTTAAAAAGATAACTGTTGTAGATTATGGTACTGGATATCGCTGGGCAAATGTCACCATAACAGGTGCTGGATATGGAGCAAAGGCGAGAGCAGTTCGTGCTCCTTATGGTGGCCATGGTAAAGATCCAATTACTGGTATGTTTGCCAATACACTGATGTTCTATACTAATATCTCTAAAGATAAGAACCAAGGATTTGATGTAAATAACGACTTCCGTCAACTTGGTATTATTAAGAATCCTAGACAGTTTGGCTCTTACGGAAACCTTAAGAGTTCATTGGCGTCAGCTTGCTATGTCGTTACTGCTGCTATGAACACAGTTAACTTCACACAAGATATGGAAGTTAGACTTGGTTCATTAACTGGTCCAAGATTCAGAATTGTTGCATTGACATCTACATCTTGTCTGCTACAATCTATAGATAATGCTGTTCCTACTGTTGGTGCTACATTCCTAAACTCTATAGCACAAACATTTAGTGCAGCTGGAGTTACTGCTCCAACAGCAGATAAATATTCGGGTCACATACTGTTTATTGATAATAAGCAAGCGTTTACGCCAACTGCAGACCAAACTGTTACCCTTAGAACTGTTATTAAATTCTAATAAATAATAGTAACTAACATAAAGAAGAAAAAGAATGATCGACTTTAATACCGAACCGTATAATGATGACTACGATGAGACTAAAAAGTTTTATCGAATCCTGTTTCGCCCTTCTTTTGCTGTTCAGGCTCGTGAATTAACACAGCTTCAAACGATCCTACAAAACCAAATCACTCGCCATGGCGACAACATCTTCAAACAAGGTGCGATGGTCGTTCCAGGACAGGTTTCTGTAGAAACTGCAAGCACCAACTCTAAGGGTGCTGATTATGTTAAACTCCAATCTATGTATAATGGTGTGGCTGTTGCTACATTTATTGATTCGTTGCAGGGTTTAGTTATCACAGGTAGTAGTGGTCTTAAGGCACAAGTTATTGTTGCACAGAGAGCAGAAGAAACAGATCCAACAACTCTTTATGTTCGTTATCTAAATTCAGCCACTGATCCAACACAAAAAGTTTTTGCGAATAACGAAGTTATTCATACTGATACTGGATTATATTTCCAAGCAGCTTCTACTGCTGCAACAGGTAAGGGTTCTTTAGCGACTGTTGAACGTGGTGTTTACTATGTTAATGGACATTTCGTTCTTTGCGACAATCAATCTATCGTTCTTGACAAGTATACTGCAACACCATCTTATCGTGTTGGTCTTGATGTAACAGAAAGTATTATTACTCCAGAAGATGACGAAACTCTTTTGGACAATGCACAGAACAGCTACAACTTTGCTGCTCCAGGTGCACATCGCTATTACATGGAATTGACTCTTACTAAAAGAGCATTAACTGATACATCTGATCAAGATTTCGTTGAACTCATTCGTGTTACTGATGGTGTTGTAGATACGATCGTTAAAGACACTCAGTATAACGTAATTTACACTCAGATCGAATCTGAGTTACAAAGAAGAACATTTGATACTAATGGAGACTATACAGTAAATGGATGGTCTATTGATGTTCGTGAAAACCGCAATAATAATCGTGGTACATGGACTCAAAACACAGCGTATCTAATTGGTGATGTTGTTACATACGGTGGTAACACATATGTTGCGAAAAACAGTGCATCTTCTGTAACCACTCCTCCAACACATACTTCTGGTACTGCATATGATGGTACTGGTAACAGTGGTGTTAATTGGCAATATGATGCTAACCCAGTATATAATCGTGGTATCAACTTAACTGGCGATGAGGGTAGTCTTTCTATCGGTATCGAGCCAGGAAAGGCATACGTCCAAGGTGCAGAGATTGAAAAAGTTGCCACAACATATATCACAGTACCAAAAGCAAGAGATTATGACCAAGCAGTTAACTCTGTAATCTCACCAGTTGTTGGTAACTATGTTATCGTTACCAACCTTAACTACCTACCTCCAGTAGATACTGGTGCATTGGTTAACATTTATGATGGTGTAACTGGTTCTTCATATCGTGGTAACGCATCAGCAGTACCAAGCGCAAATTTAATCGGAACTGCACGTGCTCGTTTCATTGAGTGGCACAACATTCTACCATATGGATCTACTTCACAATATAAGTTGGGTCTATTCGATATTCAGATGAAGTCTGGGTACGACTTCAATAGAAATGCTAAGTCTTTCTACTCAGTAGGATCATCTTCAGCAACATCTTTCTCAGCCGACGTTCAACCAGTATTGTACAACCTTTCTGGTAACGTAACAGCATCAGCTTCTACAACTTTGACTGGTGCAGGAACATCATTCCAAACTGATCTTAAAGTTGGTGATTATATTCTTATTAATGACACCAACTACAGAAGAGTTACAGCAATTGCTTCTCAAACTTCTCTAACAGTTGATAGTGCAATTACAGTTACTGCAACAAAATATCAACTAGTTACAACTGTTATTCAAGAAGCAACAGCAAACAGCTTAATTTTCCCACTTGCTTATAGTTCTATTCGTTCTATGAGAACAGCAGGTAATAGTGGTGTTAATAATGTAAACTACACTGCGTATGTTAAGTTCAACAGTGTTAATACATCTACAACTACACTCGCACTAACAACTTCAGGAACATTTGCTTCTGCAGCTGATAATGATAACTATACAGTTGTTAAAGATTCTGACGGATCTGTTGTAAACATTACATCTTCTAACATTGTTGTTTCTGGATCTAACGTAAGCATTACTGTTCCATCTTCTGGAACATACACTGTCGTTGCTGCTGTTATTAGAACTGGTTCTGGATTCGAAAAATCTAAAACACTAACACAAGCAACTGAAACATTTACTACTGCAACTGCTGCACAACAAGCATCAATTATACTTGATAAAGCAGACGTATTCAGAATTGTAAGCATCAAGATGGCACCAACTATTGCGTTTGGTGGATCTCCAACATCTGCACAATACACTCAAGATATTTCAGAACGCTATCAATTCGATAATGGTCAGCGTTTGACTCACTATGACTATGGTAGATTAAATCTACTACCATCTTATACTCAACCATCTAATCCTGTTCAAATTGTATATGAATACTTTGAACATGGTGCTGGTGACTATTTTGATGTCAACTCTTATAGTGGTATCGACTACAAACAGATTCCTGCTAACCTAAGAGATTCTCTAGACTTCCGTCCACGTGTTGCAAACAAGACAACTGGTAGCGGAGTGAAGAACTTCACAAGTACAGGTTCTTCTATGACATCTTTGCCAAAACGTGGTGAATATGTCAAGTCAGATTACAGCTACTATTTGGCTAGAAAAGATAAAATCGTCCTTGATCCAACTGGTAAGCTAGTTGATATCCAAGGTGTTCCATCTATTGTTCCAGGCGAACCAGCTGGAACAGCAGTTGGTATGGTTCTTTATAACTTGACACTTGAACCATATACATTCGGTACTGGAACAAATAACGTGTTTGTTTCTAAAGTAGAAAACAAACGCTATACAATGCGTGACATCGGTAAGTTAGAGTCTAGAATCAATAACCTAGAATACTATACTTCATTGTCACTGTTAGAATCAGAAACA